TTGCGATATTTGAAAGTAATCCACCATCTCCAACAAATCTAGAGGCGTAGACATTGTCGGCTACACCGAGACCACCAGCGATAATAACTGCACCAGTGGTTTTAGAGGTGGATAAAGTTGTATCTTCAACTGTGACACTATCGGCGGTTACATCTTCGAAGTTTACATGTGTAGCATAAATATCACCAGCCACACCTAGACCACCAGCTACACGGCTGGCGCCACTGGTTTTAGATGTTGACGCAGTTGTATTGGTAACATAAAGACTCTCGAGTCCAGCTGATGACCCATAGATAGCCCCAGTGACACCTAGACCACCCGTAACAATTAGGGCACCATTCGTTTTAGCCGAAGAGGCTGTGCTATTAGTTACCTTAGTTATACCATCCAATTCAGCAGTGGATCCAAATAAAGCACCAGATACACCTAGACCACCAGCAATTTTAACAGCACCGGTTGTCTTAGAAGATGATACAGTCGTGTCTTCAACAACTATACTATCGGCCACAACATCTTCAAAATTTACATGAGTCGCGTGAATATTTCCACCTACACCTAGACCACCAGTAATTTTAACGGCACCAGTTGTTTTGGAAGTGGTTGTTGTTGTATCAGCGATTGTTACATTTGATGATACGTATGCATTACCCACGACGTGAAGTTCGGCGACAGGATTCACCGTGTTAATACCCACATGATCTGATTCAACATCTACATGAAGTGTATTGGTATCCACGGTTAGATTTGAAGATACATATACGTTACCTACTACATGAAGATTGGCATCAGGATTTTTAGTTTCGATACCCACCGAGTTGTTTATAGAGTCTACATGGAATGTATCGGTATCCACGGTTAAATTGGAAGACACATATACGTTACCTACTACATGAAGATTGGCATCAGGGTTTTTAGTTTCGATACCCACAGAGTTGTTTATAGAGTCTACATGGAATGTATCTGTATTCACCGTTAGATTGGAGCTTACATATACGTTACCTACTACATGAAGATTGGCATCAGGATTTTTAGTTTCGATACCCACGGAGTTGTTTATAGAGTCTACATGGAATGTGTCTGTATCCACAGTTAAATTTGATGAAACATACACGTTACCTACGACATGAAGATTAGCTTGGGGTGTTTTAGTTTTGATACCCACCGAATTGGTTGCGGAGTTAACATGGAATGTATCTGTATCAACAGTTAAATCTTCAGAAATGTATGTATTACCCATTACATGAAGTGTTGCATCGGGATGATTTGTTTCTATTCCTACAAAGTGTTTGTTTACATCAACATGTAAAGTATTTAAGTCAACTGTTAAATTGGAACTCACGTATACATTACCCACAACATGAAGATTGGCATCGGGTGTCGCCGTCCCGAGTCCAACTGAGTCGCTCACTGAATCAACAAAAAGTGTATCCGTGTCTACAGTAAAGTTATTTGATACATGAACGTTATTGTTTATAGTATTTCCGTATGTAAATTCTTTGGATCCCGCATTATACATCAAAATGTTTGAGTTATTAACATTTCGTACAGGATTTATAAAAAGTGCATTTTGTGTCGTTGTATTATTGAAACCCGCGACACTTGTCCCACCGTTTATGATAACTGACCCATCTGCTTGCGCGGTTGGATACCCCGCATAGTATCCTATAGCTATGGCACCGGCACCTTGTGACATCTTACCCGCACCATCACCGATAGCGATAGATTTTTGCCCTTGGTTTTGACTACCAGCGTCTTTACCAATGGCGATAGAGTTATTCCCTTGATTTTCACCACCAGAATTTTGACCGATGGCAATGGATAGTGTACCTTGGTCGTCATACCCAGATTTTTCACCTATGGCTATAGAACTAATTCCTTGATTTGTTTCACCGGATCTTTCACCTATGGCTATAGAGGATTGGGATTGTGTGACACTCCCAGATTTATAACCGATGGCGATCGAATTTGATTGTTGAAGATCATAACCAGCTCTATATCCCACAGATATTAAATGTGAATTTGAAGTCCCGTGAATTGTAGTTCCAGTATCTGTACCCAAAAGGATTCTATCGTAACCAGAGTTGTCGACACGTCGAGTAGCTGCAATTGTTCCATTCACATCAAGATCCTTCGTTGGATTTTTTTGATTTATACCGACTCGGTTACTCACTACATCTACATGAAGTGTATTTGTATCAACCGTTAAGTTTGAGGTTATATACGCATTACCTACGACGTGAAGTTCTGCATTGGGTACTAATGTATTAATACCAACTTTATCTGCACCAGAATCTACAAAGAGAGTATCTCCATCTACTGTCAAATCCGCAGAAATACTTGTATTACCGGTAACATTCAAAATGTTAGAGCCAAATTCATCTACGAAGAGATTTGAACCCACATCCAATGTATGGATAGGACTTGTGTTTATGATACCGACATTTGATTGTGTGAAAATCTGTCCGTACACATGGACGTTGATATCCTGATTGGTTAATGGTGTTATAGTATGCCCGCTAGCACTAGAGTGTGTGTATCCAATAGCAAATTCATTTGAACTTTCTAAATATCCCATAGCCACACTTGAACCTGGTCGAGTCATAATAAAACCAAGATCCAAAGATGCATCCCCATTAACGTTATCTTTACCAATTTCTATGATGGCATCCTTAATGGTTGTATTATTTGAGTGTAAAGTTGTGACCAGACCGTTGAAAGTCGCGTCTCCATCAACAACCAAGTTCTTTTGTATATACGTATTTCCTAAAACGGAGAGTACATTTGATGCATTAATATTTACATGGAACTTGGAACCTGCGGATATTGTATTCGTGGGTGAACTATTCGCGATACCAATAACCCCTGCAGTTACAAAACTCGTAGGGTTAGCTGTGACTGTAGTACCAAACGCATCGGTATACGAATCAAATCGTATTGTATACGGTGTGGTATTTCCATTTTTTGTCGCACCAGCAAGATTAAAGTTTAGGATTTCACTTGCGATTGCATTTGAATCTGTAATCTCTTTAGTAACCCTATTATATGACAAAACCATAACGTTTGCAGCTCCACCCGGAGTTTGAACGGGATCTATGCGAATGGGTGTCAAATATGTAGTTCCGGGTGTAGCTACTTCTAGTTCGACCTCACTCGCATTGAACACAATTGTATTTTCTGCCTGTTCATTGGTACAATTTTTACCGAACCTGATTTTAGTAGATCTCTCTACCGTCGGCAAATTCTTGACCATTTAATATAGATTGGTATTTTAATTCGCGTAAAGAAGTCCCGCCATCCCATTCTCAATGCGCAATATGTTGTAGTTTACTGCGTATATAGGATCTATTATATTCATGGTTTCACTCATGAGCTTCACTGTACTTAAACGACTAAAGTTCAAGGTACCCGTGGGCTGAAGTGAGCTCGTAGATAAACAAAATGGGTACAAGAAAAAATCGGGGGACGCCACGAACCCTGTGTGATAGTAGTACATAACATCGATGTAATGAGGTTTACTCCAACGATAGTTTGCAAGATCTGTACCGTTTATATTGAGTTTCACTTTGTTTGCGGGTGACGTAAGAGCGCTCGTAGTCGATGTATTAGACGAAGCTAGGTACTTAACGGGGTGATTGAATGTCAACTCTAGAAGGTTTGTTCCGGATGCAATGTTCTTTTGAACCTGGGTGATGAGAAGATCGTGTTTTCTTGCTGATATATTCCCACGTTCTTCATTATCTAAGTAGTAATAATTGGCGAAACACTCGACATTGTAATCTGTAGCTGTTGAAGCCCAATGAATACGAATTTCGACGTTATGGTAATTGAGGGCAACGAGAGGGATGGCACACTGTGGCCCTTCACAAAAGAAGAAACGAAGGGGGTAAAAATATGAACGAGAGCTGACACCCGGGTGTGTACCTTGAGCGCTTTTGGAAACGTTAGTCGCGAAAGTATCTATAGCTATGTTTTCTGTAAATACAGAATCTTGTGTGTCAATAACAGAACCTCCAATAAGAAGTTCTACTTTATCAATAATATTGTCCCAGCGTTGAGAATCGAGGGCAGTGCTATTATTGTCTATCGTGAAATACACGTAACTGAGAAGGTCGCCAGATCGTTCGAATTGAACACTGGACATCGAGTTGTTTTTCACCGCTCCATAGATGGTTTGCTTTTCGATGGATTGTGAAAAATTAGCATGTCTTTTGAACGTTGAAGTAAAGAAAGAAACCTGTGGGTCACCAACGATGTATTCATCCTGGGCGCCGGCTGCAATCAATTGAACAATGCCTGGAGACATGGTATACTATATTAAAGAGAGAAAATTACAAATTTGGTTTTCTACACACGAAACGAAGAATTAAGAAATTATCTTTAGCTGGGCTTGATGGTACAATACCATCACCTGATTGGTTGCGAATATTGACGGTAAAACGATCAATGCTACGAATTGGGTTCACGTATTGAGTAACTAATGGATAGTTGTCTTTGAAATTAAATGCAG